TATATCCGGACCCATGAGATATATATATAAATCATGAGAAAGATATCATGACTAATATCCTACCTCTTTTAAGGCAAGCGAAGTTTTTAATACTGAATGAAATTCATTCTCCCGTAGGAGACCGGAAACCATTGCCTGATAAGATTTTCCGCCAGCCGGGCGGTGCTGTCAAGGTTGTAGCGGTTGTAGCAAGTTGTATCAAGTTGTATTTAGTTTCAAGGGGTGTAACTTGATACAACCAGGTTGTAGCATTAGGACTTGGTACAATACCAAATACAACCTGATACAATATGATACAACCATCTTACAGAAGGAGGATATATGAAAGGTAGCTACTTTAAGGAGTACTCAAAAGCTCTCAGGTCAGCAGCAGTTCAATCCCTTGGTGGAAAGTGTAGTAAATGTGGAGAGATGGAAAAATTAAGAATCTGCTCCAGGGAACCAGAAAAGAAAAATAGGCAGAAGTTATGGAGGGAGATCGCTACCAATCCAGAAGTTAGAAGTAAATTTTTCCTTCTATGCCCAAAGTGCAATAAGAGCAGAGTATCAAACATTCTTAAAAGACCAAGTTTTTCTACAAAAGTAAAGTGGTGGGTGGATGCTCTTATCACAGGGGTATATTCACCCGACGACTCATTTCTGGACGAAAGATTCTGGAACCTTTTGTTTGAGCTCTCCGGAATGACGCAAGGTCAATTCGTCAAGGAGCTGCAAACCCGCAGAAGCGACCACAGCCAGAGAATCTTTTATCGTTCGTTTACTCCTGGTTTGAGTCTCAGAAAAGCCAGCAGCCATCACAGAAACAAGCCGGAAAGTGTGCAAAATGTCAAGACAGGGAGGCAGTCTACCATCTCCTCTACGACTTTCAGTCTCTAAAAGAGGTAAAAGAGCACCTTCGGGATGAGAAAGGGCAGGTGAATTACTATCTTCTGGACCAGGTTCCGTCCTATATCCGCTACTCCAAACATTACCAGGTGAATCTGAAAAAAGTCAAGTATCTCTCCGAAATCTTAGAGCAGTATCCAACACTTAGAGAGCAACTACAGATAGAAATACAGAGCAACTAAGTTCTATGTTCTTTACTTTCTGTCTATATTTCCGTTAGCACGACATCGCTATGATATACTGACTACACATGCCAAAGAAACTTAAGATCCAGATTGAAGTCCTGCAACAACCCGAAATGCAACCCTGGCACCGACTCCCAGAGGAGAGTTGGGCTAAGTATCAATTTTTTCTTGCATATCTGCAGCAGGCGCCCGCCGTAAGAACACCGAGCAGGGCGTTCTTTATGCTTCGCCCGGACTGGGAGCAGATGGGGAAGAAGGCTCCAGGGTGGATCTTTACACTGGCAAAAAAATATCGGTGGAAAGAGAGGGCGGAGGCTTATGACAGATGGCGGGAGGAACGAGCGAAATATGTTCTCTCTGAGCAACTTGAAGAGGCAATCAAAATTCGCAAAGAAGTGATCCAGGATGCCCTCAATCTCCGTCAAGCCCTTTTAGATCGTGCACAGAAGCTCCTTGAGCGAGTGGATTCTATGCTTCAATTCCCAGTAGCAGAAGAAAAATCCGAGGATGGGAAAACGGTTGTAAAGCCGGCGAAATGGAACTTCCGGGATGTGGCACAGGTTCTTTCCACCCTTGTTGAGGTTGGAAAGTTTGCAACAGAAATTGGTGTTAGAGCATCACAGGAATCGGAAAGGGATGAAGATATAACCCGTCTACCGGACGAACAACTCCTTGCCAAAGTGAAGCCTAATGGCGAACTACGAAGCGATAATAGAAGAGATTAGACGAAGAAAAGAAGGGAAATGGCTCAGGGATCCTGTTAAGGTCGCTTACTCTCTTTCCAGAGGATCCTGGCAGCCCTACAAGCATGCCGAGTGGTCATTGCGATATGTCGCCGAGCGAGTTTTGAAGGGAAACTTCTATTGCGTAATCAATGAGCCCCCTCGTCACGGGAAGAGCACAAGATTCTCCCTCTGGCTCCCGGTGTGGTTCCTGTCGGAAAGACCTTATGCAAGGATCATGCTCATCTCCTATCAGCAGGGTGTGGCGAATGAATTTTCCAGAAGTGTCCGTCGTGTGATGGAGGAATATCCTCATGTCCTCAAGGTTCTTGTGAGGAAGGACGAGCGAAATGTTACCGCCTGGAAGACAGTCTGGGGGGGAGGGGTATATGCCTCCGGAATCGGAGGTCCCATCCTTGGAAGGGGCTTTGATCTTGCAATCATAGATGACCCATATAAAAACTGGCAGCAGGCTCTCTCTTTGAATTACAATAACCTCCTGAGGAACTGGTTTGATACGACCTTCTGGACACGAAGGCAACCTGGGGCGTCGGTGCTTCTTGTCATGAGCCGGTGGACCCAGGAAGACCTTGCAGGATATGTGTTGTCTAAGTACTCTTTTGAAAAGATAGAATTTCCAGCATTTGCGAGGGAAAACGATATTCTCGGCAGACAACCAGGGGAGCCTTTATGTGACGAGATGTTCCCGAGGGATCTCTTAGATAGGCTCCAGGCAACCAATCCAACGGTTTTTGAAGCAATGTATCAGCAGAGACCTTCCAGTCTCCAGGGCTTTATCATTTCCAGGGATATGATTCAGCACTACAGCGAAATCCCCCAGGGTGGGGAAATCGTGTTCTCTGTGGACACTAAAGCCTCTCCAGCCAAGACCGGATCTTTTGCAGTGATCCAGGTCTGGAAAGCGAAAAATGGAAAGTTTTATCTTCTCTGGCAATACCGGCACAAAGCGGGCTTTTCTGCCATCTGCCAGGAAATTCAAAGACTTCTAAAAGAATACAAAAATCCGATCGCAATCCTCATTGAGCAAGCCGGGCACGGGGATGCCTTGGCGGAATATCTGACCAGTCAGGGTGTAAGCGGTGTGATCCGAGTGGCTCCCCGACTTGGAAAGAAGGAACGCCTCATGGCAGTTGAGCCTCTGTTTGCAAGTGGGAGAGTATTTGTCCCACATCCGGGACCAAAAGGGCTTGCCTGGGCAGAAATGTTTGTGAATGAGATCGTAAGCTTTCCTGAAAGTGAATACTCAGACCAGGTAGATGCCTGCACTCAGGCTCTATCTTGGTTGTGGGAGAGAGAGAAGAAGGCTGGGGATGAGATCAGTATCATTAGCCTTACTGGACCAGGATTGGGGGTATAAATGCCGAAACAAGTGAATTTAGACGAGGTTCTGGAAGCCTTAGCCGAGGCGCCGGAAAAGATCGCAGATAAAGAAATCGGGACCACAGGGCTCCAGATCTTCTCCGGACTCATAGATGAAGAGTTCCTCCCGCAACTTAAAGGGCGGCTCCGGGTAGAGGTTTATAGGGAGATGGCGGACAATGATCCCGTTATCGGAGCAATCCTGTTTGCGATTGAAAACCTTGTTAAGGGAGTTGACTGGCATGTTTCCCCCAAGTCCGACGATCCCCAAGCCTTACAGGCTTACGAGATCGTAGATTACTCCCTTGCCCACATGGATGGGCGATGGTCGGACTTTATTAGCGAAGCATTTTCTATGCTTATATTCGGATTTTCGGTTTTTGAGCAGGTATGGGAGATAGACGAAGGCAAAGTATGGCTTAAAAGGCTTTCCCCAAGAGCACAAGAGACGATTTACCGGTGGGATATGGATCGTTCTGGAAGGGTGATTGGAGTTGAACAGATCCCGCCATCGGGTCAGGCAGTTTATATCCCTGCCTGGAAACTTGTGCTGTTCCGTACCGTTGCCAGAAAGGGAAATCCTGAGGGGAAGAGTATCCTCCGGAACTGTTATCGTCCCTGGTTCTTGAAGAAGCGAATGGAAGAAATAGAGGCGATCGGTACTGAAAGGGACCTGGCAGGGCTCCCCGTCTGTTATGTTCCCCGGGAATGGCTGGCAAAAATTCGGGATGCGGACGGATCTGAAAAGGCAAATCCGCACAGTGCCGTCGTAGATGAATTGAAAAAAATCTTGCGAAATATACGGAGAGGTGAACAGGAAGGGATCGTTCTCCCGAGCATTTTCTCTGATGATGGGAAGAGACTCCTGGAACTAATGCTTTTGGCTTCCGGTGGGTCTCGCCAGATTGACCTATCTAAGGTTATAGATCGTTATGACTCACGGATCGCAATGTCGGTTCTCGCAGACTTTATTCTTCTCGGGCATGTACAGCATGGGTCTTTTGCATTGTCCTCCTCTAAAACACATCTCTTCGCTTCTGCAATCGGCGGATGGCTTAAGTCAGTCCGGGACACAATTCAAGAACAGGTTATAGATCGCCTTGTGGTTCTGAATGGCATAGATGAAGAGCATGCCCCCATTCTGTCCTTCTCAGACATTGAATCTCCCGATATTGAGGAATTTGCAAAATCCATTGCCACATTGCTCACTTCTGGTGCCTTGACTCCCGATGAGTCTGTGGAAAACCTTGCCCGCAGAATTCTGAACCTCCCGCTTGTGGTTCCGAAAGAATGAGCCTGGCAGATCTTACCGGAGCCAATCTGAAGCCTGCCTTTGAAGCACCATGGGAGAAGACTTCCCCTTTCGCCTGGTATCCTCGTCATGTCCCTCCCTGGATCTCTTCCTTCCGCCTTCAGCGTTTTAACCGTCCTTTCTCAAAGACATTAGAAAGTCTCTTAAACAAAAGAACTCCCAAGCTTGTCCGTTTACTTCACAACACCTGGAACGCAAATCGGGAGGCGGTGAAGTTTGAGGAATGGATGCTTGCATTCCAGCGGGGAATTGCTACGGATTCCATGCGGGAGGCATGGAGGGCAAACTATGTGTCCCTGATCAAAGATCATTTAGAAAAAGAATGGCAGGAAATCATGCAGAAGGGTGGGAAGGCTCTCAGGACCTCTGTGGTAGTTCCCTCCCTTGCAAGATTTCTTTCTGAAGAGCCAGTACTGGCACGATCCCTTCAGTTTGTAGAAGAAAGGCGAAAATTCCTGGCAGACCTCTGGACAGATAAGGAAGTTGAGGGTCTTGCTGATGCAGTTTCTAACCTTACGAGGTTGACACTCCTGGAGGACCTCCATACAGATGAGCTCGCTAAAAGACTTCGGGCAATGGTGGGGCTAACGAAGAAGCAAAGGGACCAGCTGATCCGTCTTGAGGAAAATTTAATAGGGCAAGGAGTAAAACCCGAACGCAGGCTGGATATCCTGGAATCTACCAGAGCAAGACTGATCCGCCAGAGAGCGGAGACTATCGCAAGACAGGAAATTAGCACAGCGTTTCATTTTGGTATTCAGTCAGAAGTTGAAGAAGCCAGTCGTGCTCTAAAAGTCCCGATGGTCAAAGTGTACAGAACGGCAAGAGATGAGCTTGTCTGTCCGATTTGTGCACCTATGGATGGTCAGAAGATAGGGGTAGATGAGGCTTTCCCGGCGAATCTCCCCGATGCCGACGCTTCCAAGTTTCCTCCCATTCATCTTGGCTGCAGGTGCACCATAGACTTTGAGGTTGTAAAGCAATGACGATTGAGCAAATGCAAAATCCGAGTTATTTACGCACTGTGTCAAAGGAAGAACTCCTTTCGGCATGGAGGCGAATCAATGAGTGGTATGGGTTGATCCTGGAAGGGAAGCCTACTCCATCTCGGGAGGAGGTTATAAATGCAGCACTGTTTGTCATGGGAGAGATGGCAAAAAGGGGGATACAGTTTGATGAGAACCTTCCGGTTGTCCTTGAGGCGAGAAACCTCGTGAAGCGAAGTCTCCAGGCTGCTCTTTCAAAAGATCTAACAGTAATCAAAGGCTTTGTTCAGGTTGTCGGCTCTACTGCAAGAACCCCAGAAAAAGCGAAAGATGTGGACATTCTTATCCGGGCAAATGTTGATTGGAAGAATTGGGAGGTGCGGGTCCCTCTCCAACACATCTGGCTTCCAATTCGGAACGCACTCGGAAAAGAAACACCTCTCCACCTCATCCCCTCCCCTCATGGTCCTCATGGAGAATCTATAGAAATTTTTGATCTTGTAATGAAGTCTAAAGTTTTGAAAAGGGTTGTTGAACTCGGGGGAGGAGAGCATAGCATGGTCGGGGCGATCAATCTGGATCTCCTGGAAGGTGTAAACCTGGAGGAGGGGGTTCCCCTACCCGACCAATCTGTCTCTTTCCTGCTTGCGAATCATGTCCTTGAACATATCCAGAACAAAGACCTTATTAGATCCGAGATTGAACGGGTCCTGAAGCCCGGAGGGGTGGCAGTGTTGATTTTCCCTGATGTCACCTCCGCTGGGCAGTGGGTCCACCCGGATCATAAAACAATCTGGGATGTCCGGGATTTTTCAGGCTGTAGGATCATTTATGCAGAAAAAATAGACAGGTCTCAGAATGGAATCCCGATTGTTGATCAACTTGTTGTGATCCAAAAAAACAATCTCCTTAAGCCCTTCCACCCTCCCAAGCCTCAAATGGCAACCTATACAGAAGCCTTTTCCGCAGAAGAAATTAAAGATTGGATAGAACAGCACCTCCCAGTCTCTGTTGAACCGAAATGGAATGGCTTTCATGCCATTGTGATTAAGGAAGGTGATAGAATCAGGATCTATTCAGAAGATAAACCCGACCGAGATATTGCAGATCGCTTTCCTAATGACTTCCTCAATGCATTCAGGAGCTTGCCAGACAAGACCATCTTAGACGGCGATATAGGGATTGAAAGGAAAGGGAAAAGATTAGATCGCATTCGCCTGAATGTCCTGAACTCTGATCGGCTAAAGGAAGAGCTTCAGAAGGACGATCAGATAGTCTTCACATTCTGGGATGCCCCTGTTCTTGCAGGGGAGGACATTAGAAATCTTCCATACTCTGAGCGAAGAAAAAAGATAGAACACACTCTTTCTAACCTTCCTTCTCAGATCCGACTTACACCCATAAAGATTGCCAAGACTTTTGAGGAGGTGGAGAAGCTCATTCCCTGGGCATCCGGCTTTGATAAGTCTGAAGGTGCGGTATTGAAAGACATGAGCTCTGTCTATCGGGAGGAGGAGACACCTGATTGGGCAAAGGTTAAGCTTGTCGCCGAGCTAAAAGTTAAAGTTTTGGATCGGGAGCAGACGAAGGCTGGGACCTGGAAGTATAGGGTAGGGATCCTTCCGGGAGACTTAAGAGCTTCTAACCTTCAGGATGGGCTTGTAGATCTTGGGTTTACTCATGCGATTGGCTTTGAAGCAAAGCCTGGGGATATCCTCACAGTTAGAGTAAGAGAACTTATTTGGGACTCAGAAAAAGATCGCCTTTCTGGTGTAAATATGATTCCCGTAGATGTGGACCATACCAGAAAAACACCGTATTCTGCCGGTCAGGCGATGGATCTTGCAGAAAGAGCTCAAGTCCTTGTGATCAAAGCATTAAGAGATGAGGGGGAGCCCACCCGTGGGGAGGTGGCAGAACGAGTTTTTGCAGAAAGGTGGTATGAACTGCTCCCCAGGAAGGGGGAAGGAAGGTTCGTTTATCACCACCACTGGAGGGGGCTATCAGAGGAAGAAACGAAACTTTCTGACGAAGAGCTCATGAAGACATCCCATAGCGTGCATGGGGACCTCAGGCTTGAAGGCAATGATGCCCTCTGGGGTTGGGCTGTTCTGATTGGAAGCACAGAGGAGAACAGAAAGGGTGATAAATTCATCAGAATGAGTCAGGGAGAGGACATAAATATCCGCCTGGAGGAGAAGCTTCCCCAGCCTAAAGAGTGGCTGGAAGTTGGGGTTAATAAGCCTTATGTCGCTCCGCCGGGAGGAGTCGGCTCCACATCTAAGACCTGGTCAAAAATTTTTGCCATAGATCATGGGGATTACATTCTCGGATATTCTAAGCAGCACTTTTTTGAGATCTTTCTAATCGGGAAGTATCTAAACGGCAGATTTCTTATCCAGGCAATCCCTGCAGATGGAGGAAAAGTAGTTTGGAATATCACAAAGCCCACCGACAAAACTCCATCTCTCGCACATATCAATGTTAGGGATGAAATCCAGGATCAAAGGAAAAAGAAGCGAAAGTTTATTGTTCTTGCTGCACCAGGATTTGAGCCAATATGGGTCAATCTTGGGAAAGTAACAGATGAGGAGATACAAGAGATTGAGAAAAAAGTAGAAAGGTGGAAGGAAAGTGATTCCAAGGGCATTCAAATCCTAAAAGTAAATCAGGAAAAACAAATCGTTTATGGAATCGTGTTGTCTCCAGGAGAAATTGATCTTCAGGGTGACATAGTGTCAGAGGAAGAAATAGAAAAATGCTGCCATAAATTCATGCTTGAGTCCCAAAAAATCTTCTTTCAGCATCTCATGCCGGCAAGTGCGAAAGTTGTTGAATCCTACATCGCACCTCAGGACCTAACTCTTGGAAGCGGGCAAGTTAAAAAGGGAGCCTGGGTTATGGCAGTAAAAGTTCTGGATTCAGAGATTTGGGAAAGTGTCAAAAAGGGAAAAATCACAGGATTCTCTATCGGTGGCTACGGAAAACGCACTAAGGCTTAATTTCCTTTACAAAAGGTTTAAGATCCATCCAGCCACAGCAAGGCGGTGGGCACTAAGGCTTGGAGTCAGCATCCCGAGAAAGAGGGGATCCAGGATTAAACTTTCCTTTCAGCAAGCCTACCTCTTGTCTCTCATTGCCCTTTTGAGAAAACAGGGAGTTTCCTTCCAGAAAGCCATTATGATCGCACAGCATGTTCAGAAAGTTAATCATTTTCTCCAGAATAGTGATTATTTTGACAAAAGATAATAGAGGCACTAAAATTAAAGTAGATGGCTTATAGGTTGGAAGACATTGAGGTGGAAGAAGTTAGCCTTGTGGATGATCCGGCTAATGGCAAAAAATTTCTTCTTTTCAAAGGGAGGAACGCTATGATCGCAATTCTCCGAAAAATGAAAGACAACGAAAGATTCATTGAGGAAGTGGCTTCCCGTCTGGGGATAGCCCCTTCTGATCTAATCAAAGCGGCTGAGGAGAAGGATGAGGCTTCTCTGATCGAGAAGCTCTCCCAGGTTGCAAAGGACAAACAAAATCTTGTGGAAGCACTCAAGGCGATTCTTCGTGAGCTTGCAGAGCAGTACGGCTATGCCTATGGGTATGAGTATCCTGCTCCTTCAGACGAAAAAGAGAAAACAAAGAAAGAAGAGGAAGTGCAGAAGGCTCTCTCCGCCATTCGGAAAGAGAATGAGGAACTAAGGAAAAAGCTGGAAGAGGCAGAAAAAATCATCCGACAGGAGAGGGAAATTCGGAAGCGGAGGGAGTATCTGGATGAAGCAAAGAGATACAAGGTTCCAGGGGCAAGCTCCGAAGAGATTGCCGAGCTTCTAAAGTTTGTGGATGAGCGTGTGGAAAAAAGCACTGAGGGGCTGAAAGAAGTTGTCCGAAAGATCCTCAAGTCTGTAACGGAGATAAACAAGACTCTTTCTGATGAAATCGGCGACTCTTCGGTTCCTGACCTCAGCGATGTTGTAGAGAAAGTAAACCGTCTCGTGGAAGAGAAGATTCAGAAGAGCAATGGATCGCTTAAGTACACCGATGCACTTTCCCAGGTTTTCCTTGAGCATCCAGACCTTTACAGAGAATATCAAAACTTTACCGGGAGGAGGTAAGAAATGGCTTTTGAAATTCTGACTCCCCAAGTTTCACTTCCTGCTGGCGCAGATCTTTCCGCTGCTCAGTTCCGAGCGGTCGTGCTGAACTCAAGTGGAAAGGTTGTTCTTGCAGGAGCAGCCACGGTTGCACTTGGCATTCTTCAGAATGACCCAAAGGCAGATGAGGCAGCTGATGTATTTCTTGGCAGGGGAATTACATTTGCACAGGTTGGTGCAAGTGTGACCCCTGGACAAGCTCTTACCACGAATGCAAGTGGACAGCTTGTTCCAGCTGGCGCCGGGCAGCCTATCATTGCTTATGCTCTTGAATCCGGAAGCTCCGGGAATGTGATTTCGGTGGTGTTTGGTTTTTTCGGGGTAGTGTAACCAATGGGGGAGGATGGGAAATTGACTTTGAAAACTGGTAAACAAGGAGGGTAGCTATGCCACTTCCTACTACGAGACAGGTTCATGTTGACACGCTACTGACAAATGTAGCGATCCAGTACATCCAAAGCGCTGATAACTACATCGCAGACAAGGTTTTCCCCCTTGTTCCTGTTGAAAAAAAGAGCGACTTGTATGTAGTCTATAAAAAGGGGGAATTTTTAAGGGCTGCAGCAAAGAGAAGGGCTCCGGGCACAGAATCCGCTGGTGGTGGGTATGAACTTGATCTCACCAATCTGTATATCTGCGAGCCAATTGCCTTCCACAAAGATGTTTCTGATCAAGAGCGGCAAAATGCAACTTCTCCTATAGATCCTGACAAAGATGCAACAAATTTTGTGACCTCTGTGCTTCTGAATACCAGAGAAGTGGAGTTTGCTCAAAAATTCTTTGCACCAGGCGTTTGGTCTACTGAGCTTCAGGGGGTGTCCGCTGCTCCTGGGGCAGGTCAATTCCTTCAGTGGGACCAGGCAAATTCCGATCCAATTGGAGATGTAAGGTCCGCCATGGCGGCGGTTCTTGAATCCACAGGATTTCTCCCGAATGTTCTTGCAATGGATTTCAAAACCTTCTCTGCACTTGCGGACCATCCCCAGATCATTGAAAGGGTGAAGTATGGTGCAGGTGTTCAAAATCCTGCCATCATCAACCCGCAGGTTCTCGCTGCAATCTGGGGACTTGAAGAAGTGGTTGTGGGAAAGGCAGTCGTAAACACTGCACCAACTGGAGCAAGCCCCTCTGTTTCCTTCGTTCTCCCGAAGGTTGCTCTTCTTGTTTATCGTCAAAAAACACCCTCCCTCATGCAGCCTTCCGCCGGCTACATCTTCGGATGGAGAGGGTATGCTCAGAACCCTTACGGAGTTGCAATCAAGAGATTCCGCTTGGAACATCTGGAGTCAGACCGAATTGAGGGATCTCTTGCTTACGACCAGAAGGTCGTGGCTCCCGACCTCGGAGTTCTCTTCAAGAACACGATTGCTTAATGAGAATTCTTGTCCAAAGACGCATTAAAGCGGATGGCAGATGGCTGGAGCCGGGAGAGACGCTTGAAGTGAACTGGAAGACTACAAGAGGGCTTGAGGCTTTAGGGTATGTGAAAGTTCTGGAAGATTCTCCTGAGACCGGGAGGGGAGACAAAGATGCCTCCTTTTCGCAAGAGCCTTCCTCGGAGGAGCCTGCCAGGGTGGAAATTAAAACTTCTCCCCTCCCGGAATCAGGGGGTAAGAGGAAGAGGAAATAGAGTGTGTCCTTTTCTTACTCAGGTAATCCCTCTTCCTCCGCTTTAGACGAAGTCCGCTTTCACCTTCAGGACACTCAGCCTCCAGGTCTCCTACAAGATGAAGAAATCCAGTACTGCCTTTTCCGGGCAGGTGGGTTTGTCCTTCTTGCAGTTGCATTTGCTATGCAGATTATTGCAACGAGATATGCCCATCAGGCAATTTCTCAGAGTACAGGACAAATTTCCACAAACCTTCAAAATCTTGCAAAGGAGTGGCAGGAAAGGCTAAGGAAGTGGTTAGAACAACATGGACTGGATCTGTCTTTCCCTTCTCCTCCGGAAGCTATAGGAATTACTATTGCAGACAAAATTCAAGAGGAGACCGACCCGACCGTTAGGGGCAAGAGATTCAAGAGCGGACAATTTGACAACCCCAGGGCAGGGCAAAAGGCATGAGGTTTGACCTTGATATAAAAGAAGGTCGGAATGCAGTGCTGGAAGCCTCAAGAATGATTGCAGGGTTGAAAAGAAGCGTCCATGCAGGATATCTATCTGCTGTTAAGTACGAGACTCCCCATCAGAACAGACCCGGTCCGACTCTTGCCACAATTGCCCTAGTACATCAAAGAGGAGCACCATCTAAGAATATCCCTCCACGCCCTTTCATTACCCAGGGACTTCAGATGAATGCAGAAAAGATCAAAGAGGACACAAGAGAAGCAGTTAAGAAAGGAATCAGAACAGGGTTGGTGAAAGAGGCTTTATCTATCGTAGGAGCTCGGCTGAGATCTGCAATTATGGACGGGATAGATAAAGGCTCATACCCTCCCCTAAAGGCTTCTACCATTCAATCTCGCAGATACAGGCTGAGAGTCATGGGTGTACGAAAAGATCCCTCCACAAAGCCTTTGCTTTTCACTGGGCAACTACGAAACCGGGTTCGCTGGAGGATAGTGTGATTCTTAAGTTCCCGATTATTTTGGAATGGCAGTACAAGGATACCACGATAAGAAGGGGGAACTCTATTACCTACTCTGGCGGAGTAGCACAAGAGACTTTTTTCCCAGACGAGACTATTAAGGCTTCTGTCCAGCCCATCAGCGGAGCTGAGCTGCAAAGGCTTTTTCCGGGAGGCGAGGTTGTAGATGCAATCGTCGTGTTTTGTAGGGAGCCTCTTCAGCCAGGACAGGAAGGACAAAAGCCAGCAGACAGGGTGCTTTTCAATGGAAAAACCTATGTTGTGACACAGGTCCAGAGGTGGGAAATGGGACAGTTGAACCACACAAGAGCAATAGCAATAGCGGAGAGGTAAATGGGACTTGGAAGAGACCAGATGATTTTTCAGGGAGATTACGGGAGTTCAGACTGGGTAAAAGTCCCATCTCCTTTCGGGATAGGAGGAAATGCAATAAGAGTCAGGGAGGCTACAGATATTTCGTCTCTAAAAACTGGTCTTGTTATCCCACAGATTCCTGTGGTGGACAACGGGAAGTGGATTTTTTATCAGGCTCAACAAGGGAGCGGTGTATCCTTTAGTGCAGTATCTGTTAAAGACCTTTTTTTTGGCTTTGGAAAACCTTTTATGACAGGCTTTCCAGAACTTTTATTATCAAAGCTTGGACTTGGTGTGGAACTTAAGTTTACATATCATTTCCTGTCATTAGACAGACTTTCCTTGCACTTGAAAAAAGATAGTTTATACAGCTTTTCCATACAGAAGCTTGGTTTCAATCCTATTCAATTTCTGAAAGTTCATCCATCTGTGCTGGATGAGACATCTGGGTACAAGTTTGGTTGTGCATACGATCCAACACTGCCTATTATTAATAGAGACACTTTCTTTGACGACATTATTTTTGATCCAGTCACTCCTGCCTTTCCGCCATTTTCTCCTGTTTCTTCTTCTCTTGAGGCTCTCGACGATCATTCAGTTCTCATTCCAGGTATTTCTTCAGAACATACTTTTTCCCTTGCAAACATTGCTCGTCCGGGATCCTCTGGTGCAAAATCCTGGCAGGTGGACATGGCTATGCCTCTTTATCCATGGATAACTTCTAATCCAATTGTATTCGGAACTACAAGGCACTGGATTGGATCTGGATCGTCCACGGATGGACACCTTTCTAAGGTTTCGTCTTCCATCTGGTTTCGGATGTCCTCTTTTAATAATGCTTTTGTTTTTTTTGTCATTCGCTTTCTGGATGTAACAAATGGAATGGGCAACGACATCCAGGCTGGAATTGCCTGTGATCCTGCTGGAAACGCTTATGCTTTTATTGATCCTGGAGTCCGCACACAAAATTTTCTATTTACACCATCGCCAGGGGACTGGATTTATCTCAAATCCGAAGCTGAGAGAATATCCTTTAATCCATCTGGAACTTTTATTAGAGTAAAAGTCTATGCGGGGCTAAATTCTGAATCTGTTATGCCTGCTGTACAGGTAGACATTAACTCTTCTAACAGTGGTGGAGCAGGTCCGTTTGGCTCTGCAAATATAGATCATCTTGAAGTAAATGTTCTTCCAGGGGTATCTCTCTGGCTGGATGATGTTCTTTACGAGGCTGTCTGATGTTCCTTGATCAGGTAAAAAGAGTGAGGAACGAACTGGAAAGAATATCGGGCATTCCCACAGTTTTTGTGCCATCCTCCTCCCCTGCTCCTGCTTATCCTTTCGCTGTTCTTAGGCTTCAGTCTTTGGTGCCGGTTGGATGGGACGATCCGAGGGTCGGGGAAGGCATCTATTACACCTTGAGAAAGGTAGCATTCACCTATAGAATCCAGGATTCAGAAAACCGACAGACCGATCCAACATTTATCCATCCCTTTGAAAGAATGAACGATGTCTTGACTGTTCTTTCTGATGATGTGGAGAGTGCAGAGAACCTGCAGAGGGACAACATCGCATTTGTAGATGCAGGGGAAATCCGAGACACAAGTGGAATTGTGGGCGAAGGATATGAAATTTCAGCAGAGTGCGATCTTATCTTTTACTTTGCAGATATCAAAATTCTTTCTGAAAGGGCTCAGGATGTTATTGAGGATGTGGACATACAAGATCAGATTACTTTTCCCTAATGGGTATAATGAAGGAGGTGGAGCATGCCGCTTCAGGACATAGTCAATGTAATCATTGAGATCCAGGCAACAACGCCACAGCGTGTTGCCTTCGGTGTCCCCCTTATCGTAGGAACCAACGCACCCTGGGGAGCCACACAGCGGATAAAGTCCTTCTCCACCTATGAGGCAGTTATTGATCCTGCGGATGGTGGATTCAATGACACGGATCCAGAAGCGATTATGGCAAGGCTCATGTTCTCACAGAATCCAGCACCTAAGACAGTGAAGATTGGTTTCAGAGCTGCTGGTGATGGTTCCTGGACAAACACACTAAACCTTCTTAGAAACACCGACCCAAACTGGTATGGGCTTGTAACAGAAGCCCATGGGTCCTCAGATGTTCAAGCCATCGCTGGATGGATGGAAAGCCAGATGGGAATTTATATCGTCTCCAGCCAGGACGCAAATATCATCAACCAGGCTCCAGGCGTGGATACATCCAGCATTGCATACCTCTTGAAGAATGCAGGCTATACAAGGTCCGCAGTCCTTTATCATCACCAGGCGGACTCTTTGTTCCCCGAGGCAGCGTTTCTCGCCAGAGGAATCGTTGCTGATCCAGGAACGATTACCTGGGCATTCAAGGACCTTGCTGGTGTGCCAGTATCTCCATTAACTGCTTCTCAAGAAAGCAATGCTCTTGGGAAAAATGCAAACATCTTTTTGGAAATTGCAGGAGTACGAATCACAAGGAACGGGACTTCTGCTCAGGGGCTCTTCCTTGATCTTGTCCAGGCTCGGGACTGGATCAAAGACACGATCCAGAAGCGTGTGTATGGACTCCTAACAAGGCTCCCGAAGCTCCCTTACGACGATAAAGGCATTGAGGCGGTAGCGAATGAGATTCGTTCCGTTCTTAAAACTGCACAAGGGCTCGGGATTGTAGCAGATGATCCGCCTTTTGCTGTGGAGGTTCCGAAAGCTCTGGATGTGGACCCTGGAGACCGAGCAGCCAGAATTCTGCGGAATGTAAAATTCTCTGCCAGGCTCTCCGGTGCGATTCACTCTATTGAGATCAAGGGAGTTCTTACGATTTAAGGAGGTGAGGCATGCCGACTAAGGTTTATGATCCGAAACAGGTAACCCTGATAATCGGTGGAGCGGTCATAACAGGGTTTGCTGAAGACGACTTCATCAGGGTTACCTTCCCTGATGCTGGAAGCAAAGTGGTGGGCGCTGATGGAGAAGTTGTCTTTTCCAAAAGTCCGGACGAGACAGCAGAACTTACCTTTAGGCTGAAACAATCTTCCCCTTCTAATGATGTGCTTTCTGCACTTGTCAGGGCATCACGATTGACTAATACCCCGATCCCTGGTGTGGTTGTAAAGGGTAACGGGAGGACTCTTGTAGCCTCCCCCCATGCCTGGCTGACCGGGAAGCCTGAAATGAGTTTCGGAAAAGAGATCAAAGATTTTGAATGGAAATTTGCCTTAGGAGACACAGAGGCACACTGGGGAGGGATTGACCCAGCACCGTAATCCAGAATGAGGAGAACTGAGCGGACAAGAATCAATGGTGCTGAATATGAGACGACTGTAATGCCAGCCGACATCGGGCTGGAGGTCGCCCTTGAGATTCTAAACAAAATAGGTCCAGGGCTTGCAGGACTGATAGAAGCAATAGGCTATAGTTCCGCTGGGATTCCGAGCGATCTTCTAATCTCTAAAGCAGTTGAAAAGGTCGTTACTTCATTGAACCCAAAAGAAACTGTCTCATTGTTTGAAAAACTGTTCTCTTTTACAACCCGGAACGGGAGGCAGGTTATTCTCTCTGAGGACTTCGCCGGGAATTACAAGGAACTCCTGCAGGCAGCCGCATGGGTTATAAAGGTGAATGATTTTTTCGGTTTTTTGCCCGATGCAGTGAAGAATTTAAGAGTGTCCGTGGAGGGGATCCTGAAGCCAGAAGGGACGCAAAGTCAGACACCCTCTTAAGACGCTGGATCTTCACTCCTGTCGTTCAAGGACATGCAAGTCTTCAGGAGATTAGGACCTACTGGTCTGTCCATGATCTGCTGGATTACTACATTACCCTAAAAGAGCAAAAT